AAACTAATCCGTCAAGCAGTCCTCCGGTCATCCAGTCCCAAAATTTTGATAATGTATCCCATAACGCACCGAATGAAGATTTTCCAGTCTCTACCCATTCAATTAAATCAATTATGGCAAAAGTAACAACTCCGAATGCGGCCGCAATCGCAACACCCATTAAGATAAACCCTGATAAAGGTGGCATTAATGCCCATGCTGCCGCCGCCGCTGACCATAATGCCATTGCAAACGCAACTCCTATAACTGGAGTTAATACTGTAAGAACACCTTGCAATACTATTAAGGCAGTTTCAGATTCTCCTAACCACCTCAATACTTCATTTGCTAATTTCAAAAACGGCTTTAATGCTGTAACTATCATTGCACCCATCCGTTCCTTTATGTTTCCCCATTGACTCGCCGCAATTTCAAGCATTGCGTTTGTAGTCTCTAATGTTTCGTTATATTGTTTCTGTATGTTAATAGATTCTTTTTGTAATAAATCTAAAACAAACATCTCACGGCGTTTTTTTGTTGCCTCATCATATCCGGTCCCCAACTTTCTGAATTGATCTATATGTTTTACGAGTATCGGGTTTTGTTGTATAAATCTTGTAGAACCCGTTGCAATATCCTTCGAAAGACCCTGCATGGTAGAGGCAAGGTCTTCACCTGTAATTGCTGCGAGCTGTTGCAATTGAGTTAATCCGCCAGTAATGAGGTCAACACTTGCGCCGTACTTAATGGCTTGGTTGACCGCCTTTGACATATCACCCTCATTACTTAATCCCTGACTTGCTTTTATGGCATCCTGTATTGAGTTAGTAAGTTCTGGATAATCTTCACCGGCAAGATTTTTCAATCTTATCTGTTGTGTTTCAAGCTCTGCAAATGCGTTTATAAATTCACCGGCAAGCATTTTTATTGCACCGATAACAGCAACACCGCCAAGAGCTTTTAATGCATCCTGTAGGCCAATTGTTGACTCTTTTGCTTCATCCATTGACTTATCAAATTTATCAAGTGACTTTGTAGCCTCATCTTTTAATTTGATAGTGCCGTATATTTCCCGAATACTTCCCGCCATTTACTTTTTCCTTTTCAGTTGTTGCTCCTTTATTTTTCTGTCAAGTGCTGTATTCGCTTCAATCAATTCATATTCTGTTAATTGACTGGCCTCTGTATAAGTTAAAATCCCGTAAACAATCGGCCTCCAAAAATGCCAGTTCTTATCAATTTCTTTTTTAAAATGAGTTTTATTATTTAAATTTATTAACTCACTTTTTAATTTCTCACTTGCCGGTGTTGTAAGTTTTGGCCTCCAATTTGCCCTTAAGAAACTGCTGGAGCACGGGGCCCCAAACCTCCTCAACTTCTTCAATGTCAATTGTATCAATATTTAATTTTGGTCCATCGGCCGGAAAGACAACGTGCTCAAAACAATAATCCAACATGGATATCATATCAAGCAATACTGTACCGTCCGACCGAACCTTGAAAATTTCTTGCTTTAATTTCAACCACTCCCTATTTCCGGGGTGTTGCAATTCATACAACTTTCCATTGATTTCAATTGTCTCCGTCTTTATCATTCTACACCTCTATAGATTATATAAAACTTTTATTCAAATCCGCGCATTTTATTACCCATTCAACCCCGGCCTCTTCAACTGCAAACTCATCATCGGGGTCAGTACCAATCCAACAATCTGAGCTTATAGCCGTATAGGATGAACTTGAATTATCTTTTACAAGTACCGCAAATGTCGCAGGATTTCTTTTTAATAAATCAAGTTTCTGATTCGACGGGCTCGTCCTCTTAAGTGTAAAAGTAATCGTGCCCATGTTATTATTGTTTTTTGTCCTACTTGACTCACCATAAGCGCCAATATGATCTTTATAAATCTCATTGTCAACTTTTGCAACTGTGATAAAAGTACCATCATAAAATCCGCTTATTTGCAAATTGCCAACTTTTAATGTTACTTCTTTCGGGTCATAAGTTCCTAGAAAATTACTTGCCATTTTATTTCTCCTTAAACTGTAATCTTGCCAGTGACAGTAACTTTGTGTATTGCTCCGGCTGTTGTATAAGTAAATTTAACATCTGGTAATGTCCTTGCCGACCTATTAGCTGTTGAAACATCGGCCCTCTGCGGTACTGTCACTTGATAAATATAAACTTTATCGTCACTCAATAACATGTCGGCTTCACTCACTGCCTTTGCTATTATATTATTGTCACCGGCCTGCTTAAGCACGTCCCGCACAACTCCCTCAACAAGTGCAATTCCAGTGTCATCAAATGCAATTTTGTCATTATTAACAAATAGCGATAATAGGCCGGTCTTGAGTTGATCTTCAACCCAATCTTGTCCATGTATAATATCAATATACTCTCCGCTTGTTGTCTTGCCCTCGTTAACAAACGTGGCCCCGGCTTGAGTCTGTAAAGCCTGACCGTTGTTTGTTCTAATAGTGTTTAGTTGTGTACTTGTAAATGTAGGCGCATTTTGACCACTTAACACTTTCCATTTCCATGTAATTGACCCCGGTTGCTTAGGTATATTCTGGCCTACCCATGCACACTCGGGATAATCTGTCGCTGAGTTATCGTGGATTAAATAAGCTTCTCTGTCTATGTTTCTATCTGTGAGGGCTGTTATATCTGACGAACAACCAAAAAAGAATTTTTTATTTGAGTTGGCCCAGGTTCCAACCGCCTGTAAATCTGCCTTAGTTCTTGAATCAATGCAAACTGAATACCAATCATTATCAGTTGTAATAAGACTTGCCAGCTCTGTTGCATATGTTCCGGTTACTCTAATAACTTTAACACTTGCCGGACGTGGTGACTGTGCAAACATTGCACTAACCATGTCATATTCCGTATCTGTTGTTAAATATCCAATATCGGTCATGTCGGTCAACTCTGTAATAGTCTGCACACCGCTGGCAACAAGTGCACCGGACCCGTTAGCCATAATTAAAGGTGTAAAAGACTGCTGAGTTAATCCGATAGATCCCGACGAAATGTTTATTGTAATGTCATTAATAAACGCCATTTTTTAACTCTCCTGTATTGTAATAATTGTTTTTTCATCCCCGTCAATCGTCGGGGTAATTTCTATAGTTTCTATTGCCTCTATTGTCTGAGTGTACTCATTGCAATAGTCAAATCTCAAATCAAATCCGATTCTATTCTCCCAGAAGGCCTCCTGGAAAATTGATCTATCCTGTATTTGTGTATTTATCAGTCTTACTGTAATATAATTTTCTTTGCAAGCCTGTCTACCTGAAACACTCTTAAACCATTGTATGGCTTGCGTTGCGTATGTGTATATTCTATCAACTCTATTCTTATCATAAAAATTTATTGATATTATTTCTTCAACTTTTTCATATCTTGTTATATCTGCGCTTGTTGAGTCTGTACTATTCTCTGAAACATTGATGGAATCCTGGTGAGCTGATTCTTGATTTGTTGACAACATTTTATAACTCATATATGGATATGCCGGCACATTCCCTATCTGGTCATCTCTAATAAAAGTAATACTAATATAATCTGCCAATTCTTTTATTATATTTTTTATTGCGCTTGCGGGTATCATGCCGGTTGCCTCTTACCTATATACACTGTAAATCCGCCGTCGAAATTTCTATTTGCTAATTGATCTATCATATATGTTCCGTCTGAAAGTGAAACTGTACTTTTTAAATTTACTGTTCCACTTCCTAACTCATAAAATTTTTTATCTTGTAATGTATAAACACCGTTCGGGTCAAATCTTAAGTCCTGTAAAGTCATTGGAAATATTGCTAATTGCTTTGTCCCTGATGCCGTTGTTTCTATGTATTCGCCCTCAACAAATCTCTCTGAATGAGTATTTACAGTAACACTCTGTAAATGTTTAATAATTGCTTGATAGACCGATGTTATCATACTATTTTATATGTAATGCTCCTTACATAATCCCCGTTTGCAATTAAAGTTTTATTTTTTCCGCCTTTTCGCTGTATCGTGAATGGGTGATTTGCAGGATCAAAATTTGATCTTATGCTTTCTCTGATAATAGATACAACTTCATCACCCATCCGAGACAATACTGTTTTTAAGTTTGTATCTATGTCATAAACTTCAAGCCCAGATTCCCACACTTTTTTTATATTTTTTTTATTGTCGAATGCGCCTCTTATTGCAGGACGTTCAGGGATATTTATATAATCAGTATCTTTTCTTAGATGCAATCCTTGACTTGATAAATAGTTTCTCATTTTCTGAGTAACTCCAATTTTCATTCCAAATTCATTAACCTGTGCAATCATTGCAATTTCATCATTGCCCAAAACGCCACCCTTGATTTCTGAGGCACTCATTTGTTTTAATCTCTTTTTTAATTCAGGTATTCTATTTTTATCTTTAATTGTCATTTTAATTTATCTGTCATGCCCAAAACATTTATCATGCTCTCTCTGTATAGTCTTTCATACTTGTTAGTGTACGTTGAGTCATTGTTAAACCCGCCCCCGGTTTTTGAAATACTAACATCCGCAACAGCTTCACCGGTCGTGTCACTTGCAAGCAATCCCATCCCCGCAATTATAGACGCTGTTTTATATCTCTGCAACTGTGAAAATCTTATATGGCTTGACGATACTCCCTCACTCTCAATAATTAACTTTGCATCATCAAGATATAATTGTAATGTCCCGGAGCTGACACTTGCCAACTCCGGAAACATTGTAATTAAGTCAGTAGTAGACGCAACGGCCATTAGATGCCTTTGCCTATATAAGCACCTGATGGATGCCTGAAAAGAACACCGCCATAACTTTCAATTACAGCCTGTTCCATTGTTCCAACTATATCGTAGACTGGATTTTCAAGCATAATGTCTTGCGTGATCGCAAGTTCAACTACGTCAGGCGAGTTATCAAGTAACATAAAATAGTTTACTGTATCTCCGTTGTAAGTAGATGACATAATTCTTGATTTGATTATACTTGTAAAAGCATAGTTAGTCTTAATCCAATCCAAAATAGTTATCGGTGACTCGTCAGAATATGGTCTTCTTAAACTGTTATATTTGTCCGGTGGCAATATCAAAGTTTTAGCCGTGAATAATCCAGTTGACTCAAGGGTTTCAACTCCAACCCTTATATCTTTAAGTATTTCTGCTGCTGTTTTATTTGACCATAATCTTTTTGCCGCATCATCTGCACCAGTTGCGCCAGTTGCAACATTTTCTTTAGTTCCAAGATTGGTGCCGTAAAAACTTGCATCAAAAAGGCCGAGTATGCCATAATCGGCATCACCAACGAACGTAAGAGTATTTTCTTTTTCCAGGATAAAACGCCTTGCGGCCTCAACTCTTAGAGTGTCCATAACAACCGGACCTTTTCCAAGTGCACGCTTTGCAGCAAGTGCCATTCTTTCCGCTTTGGTCCACCTAATGCCCGTTGCGATATCATAAACTTTTTGAGTAACTCGTCCGCCTTTTTCATTTACAAATGGGATATCTGATGCCCCTGCACCTGAGCCCAAAATTTTAGCTGAGCCCTCCTTCTGATAATAATCATATCCAATCTCTTTTGCGTAAGGTGCGTAACTTGTATTAAGTCTTAAAAGTCTCCTTGCAACAAGTTCTTCCTCACGTGGTGAGTATAAGACATTTTCTATTTGTAATAGATCGTCGTTTGTAAAAATACTATTTTCAAAAGTTGCCATTTATTTCCTCCTTAGCTGTCCGCACTTATCGAAAGTGGTGGTGACATAAATAGTCTTGCTACTGTTCCGCTTGCCGCATCACTTCTATATTCTGCCCCGGAGAGCACGACTGTCTTTCCTGAGTCTGCTGTTGTTGCAAATGAACCTGCAACTTTATCACCGCTTGCAGTATGTCTTATCCTTACAGTGTCACCCTTACTTACTGCTTCTTCAACATAAACATAGACTTCACCTTGATTCATAATCCCAGCTACATCATATTGTTTATATTGACTATTGTCAAGATCACTTGCATCTGTAGAATAACAAGCAACTCCAGCAAATACACCGCTTGCACTTGCATAGATTTTTACTTCTTTTTCGTTGTCAGTCCCTGCCATGGTTGCACGGCCGAATTTAATATTGTCTTCTTCTGCTGCATAACTTGCTATGTGGTTAAAAGGGTTGTGCTCTGGTATCTCACCAGGCCCCAATACCTTAGCAACATTTAATCCTTCCAGTGGTATTGCCATTTATTTTCCTCCTTCCCATACGTCTTGTAATGATTTTTTTCTGTCAGATGTATCAATTTTCACCTGAGACATATTTGCTTTTTCTTTAATCAATTCTTTCGATGCGTCAAACCTGGCATCAATAACCGAGTTGTCGATAGAATCAATTTTTATTCCTTCGCCGAACGGAAGACCTTTTGCAATTATCTGCAATTTGATTTCCTTGTTTGTTAGGCCGTCAACTGCGATATCAATTGACTTTGCAAAATCAAGAAGCTCTGCCCTCTCGTTTGCCATCTCCTGCGCAACTGTTGGAATCGATACCTTAAGATCATTAAACTGTTTTTTCCAGCCGTCGATCGTCTCGTGTAAAGATTTGATTTCATCTTCTTTCTGATTTAGATTTTTTTCATTTTCCAAATCCTTAATCTTTTTGTCGTACTCATCAAATTTTGATTGATTCTCTTTTATCTCATTTCTAAGTAACATTAGTTCAGAATGTATTTCTTGAGAAACTGCGATATCTTTCGAACCGTCAAATTTGCGGTATGAATAAGTTTTGTTGTCTGATGTGCCAACGCCTGCATCAACTGCAACATTATTTTTATTATCCATGATATACTCCTTGTATTTTTTATCAAAATGTATCTTAACATCTGAGCCGGCACGTCCTTTATCAACGTGGGCCAAATGATTAATCACGATATTAGTTTGTGCAAAATCATATTTTTGTCCTTCATACTCTCCCGGGATAAGGTCGCATTCATGTGTAAATCCAATTGAGACTTCTCTTTTTTTTCCGTCCTTAATCTCTTTTATT